ACCTGATCATGTGGTCCATCGCACAGCCCTGTGGACCCCTAATCCACGTAAAGCCGAAAGGGAAGAACTCGAAAACCTTTGGGAAGTTAGTGAGGATTTGAAGATACTTGTGATGAACGTGGAGGCCCTGTCTACGACAAAAGGCTTTGAATATGCCAAGCGTTTTGCAATGTATACCAAGTGTTTTATGTCCATCGACGAGAGCACGACGATCAAAACGCCGACGGCCAAGCGTGCAAAGAACGTGCTTAAGGTGGGACAGCAAGCAATCTACCGACGGATCATGACGGGTTCACCTGTGACGCGCAGCCCGATGGACCTGTATCAGCAGTGTGCCTTCTTGTCAGAGGAATGCCTTGACGCGCCGAGCTTTTACTCGTTCCGTGCACGCTACGCGATTCTTGTTGAGAAGCACATGGGCAGCCACAGCTTTAAGAAGATCGTAGGCTACCGCAAGCTCGACGAGCTTAAAGAAAAGCTTGATAAATTTGCCTATCGCATCACCAAAGAAGAGTGTTTAGATTTACCTCCGAAAGTATTTATCAAGCGTGAGGTTGAGTTGACCAAAGAGCAGCTCAAGGCCTACAACGAAATGTCCACGCTTGCCTTGGCCCTCTTTGACCAAGGTATGACGACCACGGTAAATGCCCTGACACAGCTCATGCGCCTGCACCAGATAACCTGCGGCCACAGCAAGCTCGACGATGGGACAGAGATTAACATCCCAACGAACAGAGTCGCCGAGATGATGTCCGTGATCGAAGAAACGTCTGACAAGGTTATCATTTGGGCGAACTACCGCCATGATATCGAAGCCATCAAGCTTGCCCTATCAAAAGAATACGGCATGAATGCCGTCGGCACTTACTACGGTGACACCGATGACGAGGAGCGCAGGCGCGTGGTCCGTGAATTCCAAGACCCCGACAGTGAGCTACGCTTCTTTGTAGGCAACCCGCGCACTGGTGGGTATGGACTTACGCTCACAGCAGCGAGCACAGTTGTTTACTTTAGTAACAACTTTGACCTCGAAGTCCGTTTGCAGAGTGAGGACCGCGCGCATCGAATCGGCCAGACTAAGTCGGTTACCTACGTGGACTTGATGGTGCCGGGCACGGTCGACGAGAAAATAGTCAAAGCCCTGCGTTCCAAAATTGACATAGCCAACGAAGTGCTTGGCGAGGAGCTTAAAGATTGGTTGATTTAATCCCACTGCGAAAGAAATTTAAGTATATCTCCCTGCAACGTCAGGACCTGCCCGAGGGGCGCCGGTATATCTACGGCGAGCAGAAGCTGCCAAGCGTGACGACTATTCTGTCCGCCACTAAGGCAGATAAAGGGGGCCTTGATGCGTGGGTCGCGCGCGTAGGTGAAGTGGAAGCGGACCGTATTAAGAACGAAGCGGCATTGGTCGGCACCTATCTGCACGAGGTCATAGAACGAATGGTCGCGTATCGAGACCTGCCCCGTCCTACGAATTGGGAGATGTGCAAGGGCTACGAGATGGGCTACAAGATTATTAACACCTATTTCCGCAACGTCAATGAAATCTGGGGCAGTGAGGTGTCGCTGTTTTATCCTGAAAAGTACGCGGGGACGACTGACCTTGTCGGCGTCTATCGAGACAAGCCTGCCATCATCGACTTCAAGCAAAGCAACAAACCAAAGAAGCGCCAGTGGATTGAGGATTATTTTTGTCAGCTTGCCGCCTACGCTTTAGCGCACGATGAAATGCACGGCACGAAGATAGACAACGCGGTGGTGTTGATGGCGGTTCGATCAGACGGCAGCACTGCGGAGTTCTCCACCGCAGGCCGCGAGTTTCAAGGCTATAAGGACATGTGGATGCGTCGAGTTGACGAGTTCCATCAGTCCTTAGGCTAGGCGTTCCTCTGGGAATAGCTGCTGCAGCATTTCCCTGCTTTGCGAGTTCGCAGGTCCTTGGGCCACGGCAGGTGCAGCGGGAGCCGGTTGCTCTGAACCAAGGCCCGGCACGCCACGTGTCTGTGGTGCGCTAGGCATGACTCGAGCCTGAGGTGGCGCGGCAGGCTCTTCGATTGGGACTTCCGTCGAGGGAGTAGAGCCAAAACCAGTGCCGCCACCGAGGATTAAGTTGTTAAGCACGCCTCTTCCTCTTTGTCCCGCCACACCCTCTACCGCTTGCATTACCCTAGCTGCGCCGTAAGATCGAACAGCTCCGTTGACAAGGAACCACTCGGCCGCTGCGTTTCCGACATTGGTGTTTCCCATTCCTCTGAAAATCCTGCCAAGCAAACTACCTATTGCCGCGCCGCTGTTAGAGGTGTTTTTCTCTGTTCGTACCACCCGAGCCGTCGTGTCAGCAAGATTATTCATCAACACCATTTCGTCCGGCGTGAAAAGTGTGGTCAGCAGCGTTGGGTTTCTTTGGCGTGCATTTCTCCACTCTTTAGAGAATGCGTTAGATGCCCTACCTGTGGCATTAGAGACAATGCCGTCGGATATTTGCATAAAGGCCTCTTGACGGAGCATGTTCCACTCTACTTCAGGAAGCTGCTCTTTCAAAGTTCTAAGCGTGCGAATAGTTTCAGGACGACTAATCAGGCCGCTAAAAGAAGAACCTAGTATAGCTTTAGCTGCCGCTTCAGGGGCTACACCTAACACTACTGGCCCGTCCATTACATCCTGTTTAGTGAGCTTATTTAAAATGCCTTTTTTACTATTCCAAAGGTTGTTGTACTGGCGATAATTCTTTATTGCATTGGACCACAGGCCCACGGCTTCATTGTTGCCGTAGAACAGGTTGTGCTCTGCCATATCGTAGAGCTTTTGGTCGAGCATCTTAACTGCTCTTGACGCTGCGGCGCCTTCAGAACCTACATTCTGAGCTTGGTTGCTTAGTTGGGTTCTAATCGCCTGTATCTCGTCGAGCGACATGCCTAAATTAAGCGCCTCGTCTAGCTCGTCAATTATACCCAATGTGTCTGGGGCAGACCGGCGGTTAAAGTTTTTACTTAGATTCTCTAGTATTTCTTGTCCGAAATTTGACGCTGTTAGCGGATCAAGGTAAGCCGCTCCGGCATTACGCGCTTCTGTATACATACGATCCGCGTTGTCGAAAGCCGCCTTACGCAGGTTAACCAAGGCGTCTTGTGCGAGTTGGCCTCCTTCTGTGCGGGCAATATTAGGGCCGCCACGAGCAATGATTCTCTGCGTCTCTTCAATGTTTGACTTAATCGCCGCCTGTTGAGCATCAAATTGCGCTCGGATTATCTCTTTGGCCTTTTCACCATAAACGCCCTTGGCCGCTAAGTCTTCAAATAGCTGCTGCTCAGCGTCACCCGTAATCTGGCCCGTGGTCAATGGGACAGGGACAGGCAATCCCTGCGCGGACATCTTGGCCAACGCCTCTTCTGGGATAGCCCCTTCGCGCAATGCTCTTTCGAGGTCCGCGTAAACAGACACCTGCACTTCGTCAGGGTCAATGCCTACGCTTTTGAGGTATGCAATGGCCTCAGGCTGAAGCTTGGCGTTTTTATCCACCACGGTAGCGGGGGACTTGCGGAACATGTCGCCTATTTTCCCGCCTAGACCTATGAGCAACCGTCCCAGTCCGTAGAATGCGGCGCCGTACCCAGTGCCTTCAACCATTGGGCGTAGGGAAACATCGTCTCCTGCTGAAAGCGCCGAGGCTACTTCTGTTCCGGCGGCCTCTACTCCTGCAGCAGCTATAACCGGAGCACCCATTAAATTAGGAACCCCTAGTGCTGTAATTCCTGCCTCAACCACAGGCAACGCCGCAGTGGCTCCCGCTAACTGAGTTGCGGTGGGTATATCTAGGCCTCTGGGGTTGGGGTAGAAGTTTTTATACCCAAGCATTTCGCCTTTGTCGTTTTTGACGGGGACATTAGCGATTACATTGCCGAACTCATCTTTTGATGTAGTGGCGTTTGGAATGATGTCCACTATGCCTTCAGCAAGTCGGTCAGGATCAAGAGTGGTTCCGACAAGGGTCATGAGACGGGCGGCTTTTTCAGGAGGTAGGTTAAGCGTATTTACGCCTATGCCTTGACCTAAAATAGGCAGGTTTGGGTAGCTAACTTTAGCTCCTCGAGTCCAGTCATAAATATCTCGGCCGACTTCGGTGACTACTCCAACGGCCTTACCGGCGTTGTCGACTATTCTGTCTGTAAGACCCGGCGGTCGGTCGTTAGTAACGATTTCCAGACCACGCATCGACATACCGTCCCAGTCACGGACGGCATAGGCTTGTTGGTCAGCATCTGACAAAGACGACATGTCAAAATCGACACCAGTACCTTCGGTGCTGTTTGGCTCAGCCATTATCCCGCTCCTTCTTCTCTACGCCTTCTTGCTAAGGCTTCTTCAGCGGTCTCATTTTCTGAAACCGTGGAGGTAAACGACGGGAGGGCGGGAACCTCAAACTTACGTTTTACCTTGTTAGACGCATCAAAGAAGGCATCTAGCTCGCCTAATTCAACTCGGTTGTTATATTCGTTAAGAATATTAATTTCGCGCTGACGCCTTAATTCGGTAATCCTTCTTAACCCGTCTGCAGTCAGGCCTCTTGTACCCGTTAGGACCTCTCTCAAGAATTCTCTCTCTGCAGGAGTATCCAAGCCTCTGGCTCCAATACCTAAGCTGCCTATTGCAGTAAACACGTCCGATCCTAGCAACGCATCTAAGTATTGATCCGTTGACGCCCTTCTTTGAGCGTCAGAGTCCCCTAAGAATTGGGCCTTAACCCTATCAAAGTTAGTCGCTAATTGAGAACCAATTCCAAAATTTACGTCGCCGCTGTCAATAAGCTTAAAGACTTCGTCTAGCTTTGCAATGTTGCTAGTCGCACCAGTTGCGTTCTTGACTAACTCACCGTCACCTTGGGCACTGAGCTTTGCCACGTTTTCAGCGTAGGTCTCACCGGAGGTCACCGTCACGTTGTCGGGTACTCTGGGCCGTGAGCCAAGGGTCTTTAGTTCCCCTGTCAAAGGATTGCGCTGCCAAGTATAAACAGAGTCTAAGCCTTCGGCTGATACTTCTTCAGGAGTCAACGTAACAAACCTACTACCTTGGGTCTCTATAGCTGCCGCTCTTTCAGCTTGTGCCTGTTGCAGTGCCGCCATCTTAAGCGCTTGCGCCTCTTTAGACATGCCTGCTGCGCGTGCGCCGATACGGCCGGGCAGTTCTCGCGTAGCGCCTGCCAGTCTTGCCGCAGCAGAGCCACGAAGTGGTTGGCCGTCAGGGCCTACGTTACCGGCATAGCCAAGGGCCGCCTGACCAATGTCAAACAGCATCTGAGCCTGCGTATCCTTTGGATCACTACCCAAAAGCTCTTGATACATCGGCAGGTTTTTAGCTACACCTTCTTGAATTGTAGGAATACTAGACTGGCTCCTTTGACTTTGGATACGAGCTAACGCTGCCTGAATCTCTTCAATAGGGTATGCGGACAGTCTAGTGTCTGGAGGAGTTGGATCAAATTGGGTAACGCCCCTCTCGCCGCTACCGTCTTGAAAATACTGGACCATGCCTCCGTTAGCCATCGCCATAGGCGCAGGTCCTTGGTCCATTGGCAATCCACCAATACCACCCATCGCAGGTGCAGGACCGGCGGGCATAGGGGGTGGAGCCATTCCGGCCATTTCAGGAGGCATGCCCTGTGGCATTCCCTGAGGCGCAGGCATAGGCATAGCAGGCGCGGCCTGCTGCGCTAGAATCGGCTGTAACAACGCAAGGACACCCTCAGGCGTCTCTTCTGCTTCACGGAATCCAACCAGATCGGCAAGCTCCTCACGGCGTGCGTCAATCGAACGCATGTCACCACGTAGGTTATTCATGAGGATTTCAGGTGAGTTAGGTGTGCGCTCCATCATCCGCGCCATGTCCGCCTCGTCGCCCTCTTCCCTATCGTCGTCAGAGATTTCTCCCATCAGCTCGTCGATCTCGTCCATAAAGCCGGACATAATGCCGACATTCTCGACTTGATCTTCGTCGACCATCTGTAGCTTCTTATCTTCCATTAGAATAACCCTGCTTTCTGTGCGCCTGCGGCCGTGGTCAACGCTCCAACGCCTAAGCCTACCGCTGTCTGTAGCGGGCTTGCACTAGGTGCTGTCTGCGAGGTAAGTGCCATTGACGTGGTAGGAGCGCCGCGGTAAATGTCTGAAACAAAACCAAGCTGTTGGTAAGGAGCCATCGACTCCTGCATCTGGGTTGATCGAATCGCATCAATCTGAGCCTGCTCATTTTGACGTTCTAGGCCACCAAGACCCATCAACAAGCCTGTGTCGGCAGCGCCGAGCTGCTGCGTAGCCTGTCCGAGTGCGCCATACTGAGTGCCAAGCGATCCCATCTGACCACCAAGGCTGCCTAATGCGCCTGCCTTGCTAATGTCAACGCCTGCCTGCTGTGCAGTCAACCCGCCGATGCCCTGACCGAGATTGGCGAACTGCATTCCGGCTTGGCCTAACGCCTGACCACCGGCCAGTTGTCGGCCCTGCTGAGATTCAAATCCCTGCATCGCCGCCTGCTGTGCCTGCGCGTAGTTGTTCGCATAGTCCTGCATGATCCGCTGCTGCATTAGGTCCTGAACACCGCGCTCAGTTTCAGCACGCTGAACACCCTCTCGAGTACCGCCAAAAGCACCGGAACCAACTGCTTGAGCAGCCTGCCCAGTCTGGGCGATGTCAGCTTGACGGCGCATCTCACCAAGAGCGTTTTGTGTCACCTGCTCTTGGTAAGGGTTCATGTAAGAGGCGGCTTGATTTGGATCATACGCCTGAGCAGAACCTAAGATACCGCCGATACCTTGACCGATAACAGGGACCGCGCGACCCATCATATCCTGAGCGGCTTGGTACTGAGCTGTTGTGTCCACTGCGCCTGCTGCTAACGCCCCGCGCTGCGTAAGGTCCATGCCCTGAGTGACGCCTTGAGATGCCGCCTGTATGTAAGGCTCGAACGAGCCAACGCCCTGCTTGGCAAAATCAATACCTTGCAACTCAGTGCCTGAAAGCGCTGCGGCCTCGACGGCAGGAATAGTCATCGGTTGGTTGTAGAGATTCTGAGCCTCTTGGAGCAGCCCTAGCTTGTAGGCCTCAACTTCTGGGGCCTCACGCACATATTGAGTGCTATAAGTCATATCAACCATTGGCGCGGCCCTCTAGATTCTTCATAAGTGCATACATTTTCTTGGCTCCCTTGCGCCGTGATCCGTTGCCCATATTTCTTACTGCTTTGGCGGTGAATACAAACTCGCCGTCGCTGAGCATTGCGGGGATGTCGTCGGATGTGCCAGTGCCCGGCCCGTTAATTGCGCCGTTCTTGCGTGGGAAGTCAGACGTGCTGCCTCCTGTCGCGGCGCCGTAGGGGCGATACGTTTGGTATGGCGCAGTTTGCGACATGGTATTCACGCCACCAAAGCTTAGGCCGTAACGCTCGGGGTACTGCTCGAGCAGTCGTTGGCCGGGTGCATCCATAAAGCCCTCATAGCCGGGCGGAAGTTGTGGCTGCTCAGGGCTAAACGCACCGGATAATCCGGCGATGCCCATGCCTGCAGCGGCTAGGGGTAGATAGTTAGAAATTGCTCCAGAAGTATTGGCTGCCACTGCAGCGGAAGAGGCCTCTTGAGCGGCCTTAACTGCTGTCGCGTAGCCCGGAGTACCCTCAGTTATTCCTCTCTGTGCAAAAAAATCTAACTTGTCAGCAAAAGCTTTACTACCTGCTAATTGTGCTCTTTCCGCCCCTGCCGCCTGCCGCGCAGAAGGAGAGAAAGCGTCTTTTAGGCTTCCTACTCTGTCGCCAAAAGTCGCATCGCCCGGAGCAAAGGTTTCCTTTATGTTCTCAAAGAAGCCCGGCGCGGCAGTTTGACCGCCTGTAGCTGCAGTTTGACTGCCTGCAATTTCTCTGAGCCTTGCGGCCTGTGAAGCTTGATCAATTGCCGCCCTATCTAAAGAAGCCACTCCGCTCTGAACTGCAGTAGGGGCCGTTGCAGAACTGGAAGACGCTCTGGTAACAGCCGCTCCGGGAGCAGCAAAAGGGTCTCCGTACTGTATAGAAGGCGCAGGGGGAATAGCTGAGCGTGAAATAGCGGCCCCTCGAGGACCTGCCGCAAAAGATTGCGCCGCGCTAGGCTCGGTCAACCTAGCTAATTGTGACGCTTGATCAATAGCCGCTGTATCTATGCCCCGCATAGGTGTCCCTGCCGCCACTGTTTCTCTTGCCGTTGTTGCAAGATCAGGTAGCGCGGTGTTATCCACCGTGGGCACAGAAGTAGTCACCGGAGCACCCGTGGGCGCTGCAGTAGACTTAAAGGCGCTTGCTCCTTGGGTCACGCCACTTACTGCACCGGCAGTTACCGCGCCAATAGCGCCTGCCTTCAGGGAGTCCTTAAGATTCCCGCCTGCAATAAGAGACGAGCCTGCACCGGCTACGAAACCTTGGGTAGCGGCAACCAAAGCAGGGGCAGCAGTACTTCCGAATATTGCCGTTGCTGCCGGTCCGGCGACCATGAACAGGGCCGTACCTATAACGATCTTACCAATCGTCGTATTGGCAAACTTCTTGACCGTCTTACCAATCTTCTTAAATAGCTTCTTAAGAAAGAACTCAGGCATGCCGGTGGTGGGGTTAGTAGTGCCGCTACCGCCAATACGCCTTAGGATTTGTGCTTCAATGGGGCTAATGTGGGCGACCATTGTGTCGCCGTTACGGCCTGCGTCGGCCATAGCCTGAGCCATTGGGCGGAGGCTTGCGACACCGCCTTTGGCAAAATTCTGTGGGGGAGTCATTGTCTCAGAGGGTCGCATTTGATCAAGCGCAACCTGCAGAGCACCAAATAACTGAGCGTCAAACGCCTCTGGCAGAAGCTCCTCGTCTACACCTTGGGCCATGTAACGCTGACGAATAGCCGCGTAGTTGGCGGGGTCAGCAAGCACCTCATCAACCATAGCATCAAGAAGAGAGATCACCTCTGGCGGTATCTCCATCTCCTCTAGTTCACGCCTAAACTCGGAAACGGCAATGGGATCGGCCTGTTCAGCCGCCATCAGCATTTCAGTGTTAACTTCAGTTGGGGAAACCTGTCCGCGCATCTCGTTGACGGCGGCCATTTCGGCGCTCATATCACCCATTTGAGCGGGTAGGGGCATCGCTTCTGCCATGATCTTTTCCTTAATTTTTTAAGTAGGACCACACAGGGTCGCGCGCCAAAGACGCGAAATTACTGCTGATTATCAAGCAATTATTAGTCCCTGTCCACTTCCAGATAGCTTAGGTAGAAACTTACGTCCGACTGCGTAGCAGTCACTTTCAGCACGTTTGACTCTTCAAGGACCAAGGGCACTCCGGTGAACACCTCCACCGTTGCATCCGCAGCAAGCGCCGACTCCTTCAACAAGAAAACAGCAGTGCCTCCGTCAGCGTCATACTGTTTCACCGTAATGTCCGCTGAGCTTGCGTTAGCGTTAGTCACACGCAAAGACTTTGCAATGGCGACATTGGCCGCAGGAACCGTGTAAAGCGACGTTTCGGTGCTAGAGGTGGGAATTAAACGCTGTTTTAGGTATTTATCTGCCATTTATGTCCCCTCGAACCATGCCCGAGCGTTGCTTTTGCTCTGTGTGACTACCGGCGTGTAACTGCTGTTTAACTGCAGAATGATCTGCTCAAGCGATCTGACCAGTTGGTCAAACTGCTGCGGATTGTAGTCACCCAACGCTGCGTTAGGAAGTCGGACGTTCTGTATTTTGCTCATCGCAGGCCATCCGGTTGTATGTCAACACGCAGGGTTCCGTAGCGCCAGTTGGTATCGACGCCGGAGCTGTCTATCTTAATTGCTATCTGCCTGCCTCGCGCCCGAGTGTCCACTTTTTGCGTGCCCGGTGCTATGACATACGGGTCCAAAGAGCTTGGACTTGCCGAGGCCTGCGGATAGGGACGAAGCAAAAGGTTGACCGTGAGGTTGCCCTGCTGATCTTTAAAGTCAGGAATAAATTTTCGCATAAGCAGCATGTTATCGCCTTCGCCCATGTCGAAATAACCCGACTCAAGAGAGGCGGTTATGCCCGTCCCGTCGGCCTGATTGACGCCTGATTCTTGGTTATAGACTACTGTGCGGCCTGCAGTAAGACCGTATATAGTGCTTGGCGATGTCGCGGTGCTGTCGACTAGCTGCTCCGTCGCAACAGGCAGGTTAAAGGTGCCTACATCCTGCCACGCGGTGCGGGATAAAGTGCCTATAGACCAAACGTCTTCAAGGTAATTGTAGGTCACGCTGCGGTCTATAAAGTCCGACGTGAAACTGCAATAGAACCACGTAATCTCGTTATAGTCCGTGTTTAATCCCGCAAAGACCTTACGGCCTTGCACAAGGTTTAGGTCCTTAAAGACGTAGTCCTGCACGGTGCAGGGTATCTTCTTGACCGTGCCGTCAAACACATAGAAGGCCTCAGGACCCATCCACATAGCTAGGCCATTCACATCCAGAGCACAGTGTGGCCCCAAGGCCCCGCAGTTGCTTGCAAGCTGTTGAAAGCCAAAGGTGTAAGGAGGGCCGATGTACTGCATGCCGTGCAAGGAGGTGTCGGTTAAAATAAGTATCTGGCCGCGTGAGCGCACGGCGGTCATGATTCTGTTGCCGTCCGAGAGGCGTTGCCCGCCTGCGGTGTTCGTCACTGACTCGGCAAATTGATTAATGTTTTCTTGGTCAGAGAATCTAACAAAAAGTGGGTCTTGCGTGGTTGGATCGCCTACCGTGGTCTCTGTGCCTAAGCACACAAGATGCCTGTCTGGGCTAGAGATTAAGGCAAAAGTACTGGCGCTTGGCGCCCCGCTAATTGCAGTAGCTCGCGTGTCTATGCCGGAGGCAGGGTTCCAATTGAAAATCTGACCGTCCACGAGCTGCAGGATAAGGACCTGCCCGAAGTTGTCAAACTTCCAACTTCGAGAGAACAAAGAGACCTCTGTGCTAGACGTTCTTTCTGTGCCCCACGTTTCCGCGCCCCACGTTCCGCTGCCAAACCCAAAATCGAACAGGCTGACATCAGAACCTACACTTATTTGATATGCGCCTACCACCGAAGCGCCACCGTTGCCAGTGTCAGAGCCGTTTGCATTGACAGGGGCTGTAATGGTGTAGGTCGAGGAATTAGTGACTTCGGTTATTTGATACTCAGAATTCAGGATGTCGGCAGTGATTGCGCCTCCTAAACTGGCTGCTCCGCTAAACGTGACAAAATCACCCTCGCCCGCGCCATGAGCGGCGTCAGTTACGGTAAGTGTCGGGGAGCCTGAAGAGGCTGCAAACGTAACGTCGCCTGCGGCAGTCGTAGCCCTCAAAGGCGTTATATCGGACCAGATTCCACCATTTGAAACGTAGACTTTACGGTCCGTGCCGATAGCTAAATAGGGGCTTCCTGCAAGGTTGTTCCACGAAAAAGCCTCGGTCGCATCGCCGACAAGATAAGCAGCAGTTCCATTGAAATAGGTCCATCCACCTATTTTTTCAGGCAAGCCAAAACGAAAGCGTACATTATCACAACTTGTCCACCCGCCTTCCGCACCGTATTCGGTGTTCTGCTTGTCGATGCCGGGCTTTAATGCCAGTCGAAAATAAGCCATACGCGGTTACCAATCTCGTTACAAGTATTTGCCCGTCTCGATCATAGATGCGAGTTCGTGGCTGCGACCTTTTACGTCCCGACTCCATTTTGAATCAAGGAACTCTTTTGCTGCGAGGATATAGTCGGCTGATTCCATAGCCGATAGCGCGTTTTTAAAGCCGCGAAGGCGCGTGGCGCCAAGGTTAAAGCTGATGTCAATCATAGCATCTTTTCTGACATCATCAAGATCGTTAAACCACGGATATTCAGAAGAAAGCTCTTTAATAACTCGCGTTATGTCGTTCTCCAGTAGGTAATCGACTTCATCGTCGGACAAACCAATCCCAGACTTTGAAATATTTCTCCCTACCCCGATGGTTTCGTATCCGGCAGAACACAGGTAAACGTGGGACCTTACGCCCTCATGGCGTTTGAGCATCTCTAGTAATTTTTCCATCTCACTTCTTTCCATTACTGCCACCAAAGAAATAAGCAGATATACCTGAGACAAGTCCGCCTAAGTACCCTAGCACCAGATTAACTACCCCGTCATCGTTTGCGTCGGGAGGCTGTATGGTAACCATAAAGATGTAGGCTAGGAAACCTATTAGGCTAATGACAGCAAACACCTTAGGGGTGGGGTCGTCAGAGAACTTTGCTCTTGCGTCCTTGCGGTCATCGACTTCGGCCTTAAACGACTCAAGGTCAATTTCCATCTCTCGGATACGGTCGCCAAACTCCCTGTCCGCCTGTTTTACTAGTACAGCTTTTTCGGGTTGGCTTTGCAGTATCTCTTCGATTTTATCAACGCTTGCATCGGGGCTACCTAGCTTACTAGCGACCATTTTAACGGCCATACTAGCCATCGGGCCACCCGCAGCTTGAGCCACGGTAGGTGCAAGCGCCTTGAGTAGAGCGCCTATTTTAATCATGCTTCTACGTTTTCTTCTGCTACAATTTCGTCGATGGTGTCACAAACATCCGGTACGACCACGCCAGTAGTGGCAGACAGAGCACCTCGGCCTACGGCTCGCATGCCTTTGTATATGCCCGAACAATATAGCTCTTTGTTTTCGCGCACTTGTTCAACCGTAGTGCAGGAAACCATAAGTAGTGCAATGCTAAATATCAACGCCAGTTTTGCCATTTTTTTGATCCTCTAAGAATTGGGTTAGTCGTTCTTTGTAACCGTCCATAAAATGATCTGACACACGATCCTTAACACCTCTATCTTTCTTGCGTAGGTACTTACTAGGATTTATGTAGTTTACACCTGCATTAGAGAAGTACAGCATCTCTTGCGACTTGCTCGGGCCGTAGCACAGCCGAGGTATACGGGCTACGCTGTCACTGCCGTTGACACAAGATATTTGATTGTCTAGGGCCATCGGCTTTTTAAAACCTTTGAAGAACGTATTAGGCTTGCCAAAAGTTATAAGGTGCAGGTTATCGTGCTTGCCGTTTAGCTTGGCGGCTGTCAGCTCAGCAAGCGCCCCACCGAGGCTATGGCCGCAAATTAGAGTGCGCTTCTCGGGATTTATTAGCTTTTTGATTTGGCCCCAAACAGAAGCGTGGGCCGTGACAAACCCGCCATGACACAGCCTGCCTGCATACGGGACAGGGACCGCCATTAGGTTAAAAGCCCAGTCACCCACCTGCTGCGTGCCACGGAATACAATAATGTCGATGGTTTTTCTTCGGACGAAGTAGGCAGTGGTAGAGGTCAGCTTGGACTCTATCTTAATCACGTCTTTGTTTTTGTCGTTGTACGCCTTCATCGACCATGAACAGGCCATTTTCAGCATTACCGGATCGAGTTTCATTTGTCGGCCTTACCCTCTAGGCGCTTGAATATCGCGCCAAGCATTTCTTTAATTTCTCGGATGTCCTCGCGGTAATCCTCTTTAGCCACGTACTGCATAGGTATAGCTTTCATGTCTTGGTCAATGCGATCAAGAAGCACAAAGACACGATTGACCATCCAACCGCCAGTAAAACTAGCCAAAGCTACGCCCACGTTAAAAATTATCTGGTATTCCATTGTTACTCATCCACGTTCAAAGGGTTATCAAGTATACGTTGGATGCGCTCTTCAAGGTCGTCCCTCATCTCACGCAGGTCGTCGTTAATGTCGCGTATACTGTCGTTGACCCGTTCTTCTAAGGCATATACGTCATCGCGTAGCTCTCTGGTAACCTCTGCTACTGTGTCCTCTGCCGCACGAGCTATAGTTTCCGTAGCATCTACATCTAACTGCAACCGATCAATTTTTCGGTTAAGCTGAATAATTTCTTGTTCAATACCCGCTTCTATGGAATCTACTACGCGCTCTGCTGCCGTTATCTGTGTTTGAAGCACAGACAAGGACTCGTCGTAGGCCGAAAAGTCAGGCGATACATAGGCTGCTAGTGATTCTTCCGCATCCAGTAGGCGTTGGTAGAGTTCAAACCCACCCCACATCAAGCCCGCAATAGAGCCTATAAATGGCAGTATAATCAAAAACTTACCGCCAGATACCTTAAGCTCGCCCAGTTCTACCTCTGCCATTGCAAGTCCACCAAGTCGTTATAGCTCGTTGTGCCAGTTATACGAAGTAGTCCTCTAGGGTCTGTTCGAGTTTGATTATCTGGATACATTTGCGTTGGTTTATAAAATTGGTCCCTGTCAGAAAGGCTTATATTCCCATACTGATTAAACGCCGGGTTATTAGATAGTAAGAATACCGCAAGGCTTTGATCAGTGAAACCCCCTGTATCTTCTAAGTTTTCTAGCTGCGCCTCGGTGCTTTGCGCTATGTCCTGTTGACTCATTGTTTGTATTTGAGTCTCGGCTCGTTGTACCGTGCGCTGTTCATCCTGACTTGGAGGCGCTACGTCAAAGCGGCTAAAGTCTGGGAGCTGTGCGCTAAGGAACTGCCCCACGCTTTGACCAGTGGCTATAGCGTCATTAAAGTCATTCTCAAACTGCATTTGTGACGCGGGAGCTAATGCGTCTGAAGTGGTTATTGTGTTGGTTTCTTGCTGCTGCGCTTGTTGAGCTACAGCTTGCGTGGTTTGGACTTGGACATCATACACGTCAGTATTCGGTGAAAACTCTTGTTGTTCTTGAAAAGTCATTTGAGATTGCTGCGGCCCTGTAGAGCTGCGGTAAGTAGACTGTCCGACAGTGCTTAGAGCTATACCCACGACATCGACAGCAGGGCGTATTACCTCACGCTCTATTACTTTTTCTGCCTCTTTCTTAACCTCCGGCTCACGAGAGATTTCTACGCGCTCTGCTCTTTGTATGCGCTCAACTTCCACTGGTTCCTCGCGGACTATAACTCGGGTGGGACGTGGCTCGGGCCTTGGTTCCCTGACTACCTGAATCGGTTCCTCTACCAATTCCACAGGTCTTTCAGGTCTTTCAGGTCTTTCAGCTCGCTCTGGTTCAGCTATTACTTCAGGCTCAGGTTGCTGCTGTCGTTGTTGCTGCGGCTGTTGGTCAGGCCGACTAGGCTCTCCTGTTTGTGGCTCATTTACGCTAGGAGCTAAGCCAAACATTTCACGCTCTTGGTTCGTATTTTGATACGGCTGTGGTGGCGGTGCAGCCTGTGGTTGGCCTTGGCGCTCTTGATTGCCCGTAAAGAAGTAATCCTCTACTTCATCCCCGAAGACATTATCAGTGTATTGGCTTGTAACACTGGACTCCGCTACTGCGTCCCAATAGCCATCGCAAGTTGAATTATTTAATGGGTTTGTGCAATCTGCGCGACCAACTAATCCAAAGTTTCCATTGCTGTACTCGTTTGTTGCCAAGTCCCCGCCATAGCTAGATATAAGCTGCGCTCCGGTTGAGTTGGCATAGGTGCTGCTCATTGTAAAGCTGTCACCATAAAATTGCTGTGTGTGCCAATACGGATCGGCTGCGGTGTCTCCTGTCCAACCAATAAATGCTTTATGATTTGCTATTGTTACATCGTCGTAGATGTACTCAAAACCTCCTGACTTATCAATATTCAGTTGGAACGTGTTCATTGCCAAAGGGTTTTTGTACTCCTTGACCTTGTACCATAGAAAACGCGATCTATCGGTGTCAGTTTGGTAGTAATATCCATCATCTGAAAAAGCATCAGTATCATCTAAGTCCGTCCAAAGCGGCGCAAGCATATAGCTAAACTGGCCTACACGACTGTCTAAATAGTTGGGCGTACCTGCTCCAAAGTTGTAGCCATCACAGCAATGACCGCCCGATGGCAGAGTCTGTTGACCAAGGTTATTCTCGTTAGTAGGCGACCACAAAAGAATAAAGCCGTTTGTGGACATCCAAGCGTCTGTAAACACTTTATCAAGATGAGGGAAGGTATGCCCAAGCTCAACATGATGAGCAGAGTCATCTACGCCTTTCATTACTTGCGTCATGCCTGAAGGATCAAGCTCGCTAGCAGTGGCGTAGGCCGTTAGTAGGGCCATAAGAAAAGCTAGTATTTTCACTTTAGCCTCTTGTCCGGTTCAGGTATTTTATCGGGGTTGGATTCCCACAAAGCCTTGGCCTCATCCCCTATCTTGCCGTTATACGGACACGGAGTGCCTGCGTACATCATGCTTGACCAGACGCGGTAGTCTTGACACATCAAAGATACTGCGGCTACACGCATACCCATATCGTACATTGTCTTTGACAGCTTGATTCTCTCACAGTTTGTGTCACGAACAGACTTTCCCGCAGAGAAGCCCAAAATCTGTGTCTGTACTGCGCCTGAAATGCCTGTAGT